GCCAGGTACATCAGCCTTCCGCGACCTGCAGGCGTCGACCGCCCCAGCAAGATGGGGGTGGTCAGACAGCAGGGAACGTACATGCTGATTCGAGACACGATCGGATGCTTCGCTAAGATCTAGCGTAGCAAGTTCCCCATAAAGGGAGCCTTCTCTTGCAAGGTGCCTATTCGGCTCTTGGTCTGAGAAACCGATGAAGGGCGAGAGGGAGTCACTCCCCTCGATTCCTTCCACGAATAGCTCCATCAGAGCCTGCTGCGTGTATTGCATACACGTGGGCTCGATGGCGATTATTCGAGGGGTCTTGAGCGTCTTGGGGACGGTGATGACCTTTACAGGTCGTTCGTCCCCGGGTTCGAGGAAGTCGATACCCGAAAGCTCTTCGTGATACCTCCAGTTAGGGAGAAGAAATTCTCCCGCTGGAAAGTATTCGTCGAGACGGGTAGTCCACTCTGTCTGTCGGTATTTTCCGTTTGCACGGAGACCGTCAGCTGTGGACCCAGGGCCATGCTTCGGAACGAGCTCTCCCTTATAGACCTTGAGGTCTATCGCGGAGAACAACGGAGCGAAGAGAGCCCGACCAGCAAGTTCGAAATCCCGCTTCCAAGCAGGATCAAGAGCTTGATCTGATCGTCGAACTTCCTGCTCACACTCGACATATCGTGAGATCGCAGCCTCAACCCGTTCATCCGAACAGGGGAGAGACACCTTGCCAAACATCGACGTGAGTTGATGGAGGGCCCGGATTGCATCGATCGATGGATCGTCGAGCAACTGACCAGTACTACGGTCGAACACAAGCTCAAGGAAACCTCCGAGAAATCGGGGGAGACCGCCTGTCCAGGCGAAGCCTAGGAACAGGTCGTGAGCAACGAACCCACGGTCGAGACCTTTTTGGAGGTCCTTCCCGAAGTTCGGTAGGGTAATCGTGAGAAACGAATACCCCTCGTGGTTCGATCGACTCGAGATCGTTTTGAGATCTCGAGCGGTGCTGATGTGACACCAGCTCCCCATTTCATGGAGAGCTACCTGCAAGAACGCGATCAGGCTTTTCACCGTGACTCCTAATAGAGCTCGCGGATCCTCAGCTTGGCCTCGAGTGGGGGGCGTTAGTCCCTTGCTCGCCTACCCTTGTTGGTAGGTCGTCCCAGTAGAATGAACGACAGGAGTCCCAGAATGCCGATGATAATAAGATCGGCTGGGATTTCCACGTCAGTTCTCTCCACCGATGAGCTTGACGGTGTTAGCCGCCGTGCTCGCAGTGAGCCAGCTCGTAAGAGCCAGCACAAGATCCTTCTGCTCCGCGATGGTGTACCCCTGGTTGGGGACATCGATCACGATGTAAACGGACGCCGAGAGGCGCACGTTGACGTTCGTGAGCAGCGGGTCAGCCGAGATCTTGGTGGAGGTCACCCGAGCGGTCCGACGAATGCGCTTCCCGTAGGAATGCGACACCGTCAGAACGCTCGTACCGTCATCCTTGGAAAAGGATCCAGTGTTGACGCCCGACGAGACACGCGCAAGCGTGTTCGGCGTGGCGCCAATGGTGACAGTCTGGGGGTCGGAGTAGGCCATAGCAGCATCCTTTGCAGAGGCAGCCGTATAGCTGCCGATGGAGAGTGACGTTGCTGGAGGATTCCAGACAACGCGGTGAACTGAGGTTAGTCTTACCTCAGTCGGCGATCGCCCTTGGTTAATCCCAGGGCGTACAGGATGGCCCACTGCTTGGCTGTGAAGTCAAGAGTGTTCAGGCCGAATCCGAAAGGCGTAGCCTTCACCCGCTCTTTCGTCTCTCGACGAGCGATTGTGGTGACGGGGCTGATGTCACCGCCAGAGAACCTGGCGTTCACAGCCGTACGGAGATCCTCATCCACAGTGTGGGACATGAGGTACCCGTACCGAAGAACAAGGTTGTCTTCTGATAGTCGCGAAGCATTGGACATAATCTGTCCAAGATCCGTGAACCAGTCGACCACCCAACTCCATGGTGTCAGATTCCACACGACCTCGGGATTAACCCGAGTTCCGAGCAGCTTATTGCTAAGCTGTTCGTATCCTTCAATCCTACTCCAGAGGGACTTATCGTCCGGCATGTAGTAGGTGAAGGCGCCTTTAAACCAGACTCGACGACGTCGAGTGCTGATTTGGTGGATCTGACCGAGCGACACTAGGGGATCTCGCGAAGCGAGAACCGCACGACCGACATTGACAAACGGCGATGTGCCGCTTGCAATGTATTCGGAAGTGAGGACTGTTTCCTCTAGTGGGAAGCGGAACGTCCGGCGAACCTGCTTGCCGGAGTCTCTACGAAGCTGCCTTGCCTGCTGAGTCGCAGTGCGAAGGCTCTCGACTGTCTTCACGACATCCGAGATCAGCGGTGCCCACCCGAACGTGACATTCAGGAACTCATCCGACGCCTTGGCGTAGGAGTCGTT